ATTTAATATCTGTATCACCAGCTGCAAGACTAACCATAGTTGCAGTATGTGTCGTACCAGTAATAGTTTCTGTGCCTGCAAAAGTTCCTGAAGTAACAACAAATGTAATAGTCGTTGCAGGATTATGTGCAATAACAGTTCCCGTTGCACCACTCGTTCCACCAGTAATAGTTTCACCAGCAATAAAAGTTCCAGTTGCACCAGACACCGTTAATGTAGGAGCTGTTGCATCTGTACCAGTATTACCAGAATCATAAACTGCTTTAATTAAAGTTGCATCAGCCAGATTAAGAGAATCATATGATAATGATGTGGTATTTGGTGACGCAATTGCTAATTCTTTATTCAGAACAAGCGTTTTGATTCGTTCTTGTTTTGTATCAACATTCATAGTTACCCAAAAATTGAATGTCGTATTTAAAGAATTATCACCAGTAAAGATCGTTACTGATTGTCCGTTAGCAGCTACTGTAACAGTTGCAGCTGCAGGAGATGTTGCACTAAGATTAACATTCGTTCCTGCTGAATCTTGTGCATGATAATAAGTATCTTTAACAGTTGAACTAAGTACACCAGTTCCATAAAATGTTTCATTAGCACCATTTGATGTTAATGTACAAGTACCTGCACTAATAGTTACAGAGCCAAAAGTTTTTTGTTTAGTATAACTAGTATCAATATTACTTGAATCATCACGAATTGTTTTAATCGTATTCTGTGGTAATTTAAATACTGCTGTATTAAAATCAGTTTCAAACAATAATGCATCACCACCACTCACTCCACCAACTTTACCAACATCAGCTACTCTTGATTCTGTCGATACAACTACAGGTGTTGCTGAGGCATTAACAGGAATTGAAAATCTTTCTGCGTCTGCAAATGCATTACCACCGGTCATTTTAATATCATATAAAAATAATTGATATCTCCAAGTAGTTGGTGTAGCAGGTGTTGGTCTGTCGATTACAGTTATAGTACGAGCTCTTGCTGTACCAATTTTAGTATTTGCGTATGTAGTTGGATTAGTTAAAACTGGAGCTGCATTGTGAATATCAAATTCTGTTCCAGTTGTAAAATCATAAAATCCACTAAGGTTATCTATCTTGGCATAATTACCAAATTGCATCAATCTATCAAAACCATTTACATTAGTATAATCTCTTGCACGATCTACAGTAACATCACTTGAAATTAATGTTCTAAATTCGTGTCCTTGTACATATGCTTTACCCGGATCTAATCTTGCAGTAAATTTTGTTGCGTCACTAGAATGTGTTTTTAATTGAATAGGAAAATGTCTTACAGTATAGTTACCTGATTCATCAAATGTTCGTCTTGCAAATATTTCTTCTAATACAGAGTAAACTGGATATTCAACATCAACATGACGAACACCATTTACCAAACGAATCATTTCTATAAAATCTGTATCATCAGTTGATGTTATAGATTTCTTAGTAAGAGTAAGTTCGTATTTTAAACGATCTGCACCTGGAGCTGCATAGTTATAGGCTCCCTGTGCATTGTCTAATAATGTACTATCATCACCAGAAGCAACTACAGATGCCGATACTTGAAAACCAATTTTATATGATGGTGTATTTGTATAGTTATCTAAAATAACCGTTGATGCACCTGCTCGTATAAAATTACCATTAAAATAATAATAACCTGCATCATTAGAAACTGCTGAACCTTTACCAGTTGCAGATGATGATGCAGCAAATACTGCGGAAGAAAAATCATCTGCAACAAGTCGTTCACCTGAATTAAATACCGCGGCAGTATTCAAAGTAGCAGTACAAGTAGCAGAAGAACCTCCACCACCAGTAATAGATATACTTGGTGTAGATGTATATCCATTTCCTTTTGCTGTAACATTAATACCAATAACTGTTTGTGCAACAGAGGTTCCTGCATTTCCAACAACAGCAGTTGCAGTCGCACCAGTTCCACCACCACCTGTAATAGTAACAGTTGGTGTCGTAGTATAGCCTGTACCAGCATTTGTTACAGTAATACCTTGAACTTTTTGAGTAAGACCACCACCAGTAAGATACTTAACCCATAAAGTGTCTGGATCACCAGTAGTTGCATTAATAGCAGAAGTATTTACTACTTTTGCAATTGTTCCTGACTGACTACCAATAATCGTTTTACCATTTAAATTTGCAGCAGTAATTGCAACACCATTATAGTTAGCTTGTAACTTTACATAATTATATTCTGTATCAACGTGTAATTCACCACCCGATACTCGACTACCATTTGCAAATACATGATCGCCAAATCGTTTGAGTTGATTTCTTAGTATTGTTTGCTCTTGAGTAAGTTCTCTTGCTTGGATAGCAACAGCAGGTTTATAGAGGACTTGATGAAAATCTTTCGCTTCATCATAGTCATCAAAGTAGGGACTTTGATTAAGATTTAAATTTATATTGGTTGTCATGTATTATTACCTTTATTAAAATTCAACTACTAGCTTGACATCCTCAGTTTGGTCAGATGCACGATTAATTGGAGCTCGAAACTCTATATAAATTTGTTCTCCACTATCATCATCCATTTCTGCACCAGAGTATGTAGTTGCCGTTGCAGCTGATCCACTTACAAATGGATTTGCAATCAAAATTACTTTTCTGAAATCATCACCAACAACAAAGTCACCACCTTCTGTTCCAGTTAAACGAACATTCATCATTACATATGCTCCACCTAATTCCGTCTTTGGATTTTTACCATGTCCATTCTTAGGACCGATTCGTGGTTCAAGAGTACATCCTGTTCCACCACCACCAGTAAGAGTTGCTGTAGCAGAACGATAACCAGTACCAACTGCTGTCATAGCAATTTTCTTAATAATACCACCAATTACACTTGAACATCTTGCTGTTGCACCAGTACCTTCTGTCGTTGTAATTGATATTGCTGGCATTACTTCATATACACTTGTACTGTCTGGATTCGTTGTCCATGCAGAAACAGTTGCTACTTTTGTAGAACCAACATAATCTGTAATAACTTTAATCTGTCCACTTCCAGTTCCTGATGAAATATAAACAGTCATACTATTATAGATATCATTAGTAGAAGATGCTGTTGAGGCAAGAGTAATTGATGTTGATGCGCCGGCCTGTGCAGTACCTGTATCTGTATTCGTATATCCAGTTCCACCAGCAGTTACATCTATATGTTCTAATGCTCCATCAACAGCTGCTTGCTGTACAGTCCATTGTGCCGTACCATCATTTGCTGTTAAATACTTGATTGGAATCCAATCTGTAGTTACATATTTCAAAACATCTGCTTGCTGAACCTCATACATAAATTTCCAACGATAATTATCTGATGTTTCGATAATTGATGCAGATTGTCCGGTTGGTTTAACAGTAGATTGTGCTCCACCATAATTACTAATACACTTATAGATATTAAACTGGTCTGTCATTACAAAAAATGTCTGGTCAATCTGGTCATCTTGTTTATGATCGTATTCTGTATATACTGTTCCCGTTGTCCAATCGGTTCTCTTAACAACATGAGATACATCTGAAGCATTAATTAGCTTAGCAGCGATCATATCATTGTGATGAATATAGGGACCTACTGTTGTATCTAACGGAGTAGGAATTGCTGTATCTGAAGGAGAAGATTCTGAATATTGTCCTGCACTTGCACCAGACCAAGCATCAGCTTTTCCGATCATCAAATACATCTTATTAGTTGAAAACGAACCAATAAAATTATCTGCGTTATAGGTTCTAAATGCGTTTGTTATAATTGCTGGCATAACTCAAATCCTCTATTTTAATTTCTTATATTTATAATATTTATACAATACTTATGTGACTATTCATCACAATTTTCGTTTTTTCATTCTGTGTTGTAACATATCTGGAAATCTGTTCATCCTTAAAAAAATTAATCGTATATGCATTACTACCCAAGTCTGTTTTCAATGTACCAAATCCAGCTTGCTTTGCAAATTTCAATCTGTCTACTTGACGGCGCAAAGGTCCTAACTGTAATGCTCCTCCAATACCACTTGAAATCTGTCCCCAATCTTCATGTACAGAAATACTCCCATCTGTAATATAAGTCCAATTCTCAGATGGCATGGTAAGTTCCATCTGGGTATATAACCAATCATCACTATCTGCTATACTTAAAACAATAATTGGCAAATCAATTTCATATATATGCCAATCTGAATGTCCGGGTCCCATTTGAGAACCAAGAGCTTGTCCATCATGTGGCCAAGGTGCTCCATCTGGCCATTCTGGATTTGTTTGTTGTAATTGATTATTTAATCGAACCGGTGGTTCAATATCACCATCATGCCATATAATTGTATAAGGATATTTATGTGTAGGTGGCAGAGAAAGTTTTAATCCAGTTTCAAGTAAACCCGTAATTAATGTTCTACCAAACAATGCCAAACCAGAAGGATGTACTATTCGCTTAACATAATTTCTCCACTTATCTATTGTCTGGCCAGCTTTTATCTCATATGAAAATGCTTGATAATACTTACTATCTTGAATATAATTAGCTGCAGAAATTTGACTATCATCACCAACCCATCTTGTATTTGCTTCATCTTCATAACTACCAATTGATGCAGTACCAGTTGCTGTTCCATCTCCTTTAGCAGAAAAATTTAATGTTGGAATTGACTGATAATGGAAACCACCATTTACTAGTTTTAAAGTTTTAATTCCACCAATACCAGAACCACTCAATGTAATATTTGCACCTGTTCCAGTTCCACCACCAGAAATAGTTGGGATTGCTTTATATCCAGATCCGTTATGTTCAAACTCAATAGCAGTAATTACACCAGAGTTTACTGTCTTAACAAGTACACTACAAGTTCTTCCGTCTATCTCTAATTTATCTGTATTGTTAATCGTAAGTTTATCACCAACAACATATCCCGTTCCACCTGAAACAATAGTCGCTGTAGTCATACTTCCCGTTGTTAATGATGAAACTAAAAACTGTGCTCCGACAGCTCCTGCACCACCACCTGTTACTGCAATATTATCATCTATACTATATCCATTACCAGGATTTGTTATCGTATACCCAGTTACCATACTGTCCAGAGTAAACGTATTTGTTCCATCTGTAATAGTTTCATTAGTTGTAAATGTTCCATTTACTTTAGAAAGATAAATTGTAGATACAACAAAGGCTCCTATCTGTTCATTCAGTACCAATTCAACAATACCTTTCGCACCAGATGTTCCACCAGTAATTGTTTCACCAGTAAAATCAAAAATAGCTGAACTACCACTTGTATCAATACATCTTAAAATTTTATCTTTAGTATATCTTCCATCTGATACACGAAGCATATCAACAGATGGATAATAAAATTCAATTTCTTCTTGATACAATAAACGAAATAAAAACTGAAAAGATTTCTCACTACCTTTAGAACGATAAAAATCACGGAGTCTTTTTATTACATGAGGCTTATTTGAATTAGCAAATACTGCCTCTGGAATATCTTTACCAAACTGTGTTTTAAAATATTGTAAGAAATCATCAACAGTCTTATCAATATTAAAATAATTATCTAAATTACCAATAATCTCATACGGCTTACCAACTTGCTCAAGATACTCATAGTATGCTTCTAAGAAAGCTACAAAAGTAGGATGATCTTGTTTAACAAAATCTGGTAACTGTCCTTCTACACGAACAGATATACGTTCATCAAACGAAGGATGTATTGGTATGTTTGGATTACTGGCCATATTAAATTATTGTTTCAGCAACCATTGTAATATTGACGGCGGTTGTATCATATATATCAGTTGTTAATATTTGTTCTCTTAATGGTGTAATATCTTGATTATTAATTCCAGGTGTTACTGTCATTCTAATATATGTCTTTGCATCAGAAATTGTATAAGGAGTAAAACTATTTAAAACAATTGTACCAGTATCATAATCTATAGTACCAAGATTTTGTGAACCAGATACTAAAGTCATATAGACTGCTGGACTATCAACTGTCATAAGTCCCGTACTACTAGAATATGTTGACCGTATGAGTTTAACATTTCCAAGACTATCATCTATCAATGTATATGTAAATCCATCACTAGCTGTAAATCCTGTACTAGTAAGTGTTCCTTTAGTTATTGGATTATTAAACTCCATAGTATATGTGGCAGCTACTGCTAATGTTGTAGGGGCAATCTCCATTTGATACTTAATAGATGTTTTACTATTTCGTATAGAACTATTTGTATCATCTATTGTTTGTGTCAATACTGAATATCGAAATTTCTGGTCAAATTTCTGTAAGCTACTGGTAAAATAACTTGTAATTGAATTACTAATACCTGCTTTTAAAGTATCTTCATTTGTCAATAATGTAACAGGATCATAATTAACTGTAGTATCAATTAACAAATAATAAAAAATTGGATCGACAATTTCTGGTGTTACAGTAACTACATTTGTCTTTTTAAGAATAGAAGTTTTTATTGCATCTTTTGTTGCTATACTATAAGCAGTATTACCAACTGGTTTAACTGCTATATACACTTTACCATATACAGCTGGGTTAGCATCTTCACCACCATATATTTTAATTGATTCGATATCAGTTCGTTCACCTAATAAAATAGCTTTATAATCTTCAGTTGTAGTTGCACGTTTTTGTGCTTGATATAATTTTGGTGCATTATTTTTTAATGATGTAATTGTTTCAATTGCTGATCCACCCGTTGCATTTGATGTAACTGTTATTGTATAGTTAGAAGATGATAACCCAGCAACAGAACCAACAGCAGTAAAAGAAGATGCTTTATTAGCAGCTGATCCACTTGTAACAAGATATTCAATAAAAATAATATTACCATCAGCTAACTCTTTTCCAACTGAACCATCACCAAAAAGTAATTCATATTTTCCACCTTCTATTTCTTGTACAAAGAAAACTTTTTGATAAGAAGCAATAGTTGTAACATCTAATGCATTACCATCTGACCATGTAGCTACTGTTGTATCACTTGCAGAATTTTGAACTTGTACTGATATAGTAGAAATATCAATATTTAGATTTGGAATAATAAATCGTTGTGCTGTATTTGCCAAATTAACAGTATATGATTTATTTAAAATTTTACCTTCTTTGATTGGTAAACCTGTTACAGAATAAGATGAACCAACTGGATAAATTATTTTAGCTTCAGTTGTTGTAAACGTATAACTTACTCCACTAATACTTGTAGTAAATTTTGTATCTTTTGCGATGGTTAACGAAGTAGGAGAATTAGAAGGAGAAAATGTCATATCAAGAAGAGCAGAAGGTGCTGTAACAGAATTTGGAATAACATTTAAATGTTTGACATGAGAAACTACAGAATCTCTAAGTGAAGCCGAATCCAAGAACATTTCATTAGCAAGTAAGTTTGCATAGAATCCCATGTAATGAGTATTATATGCCAGGACATCTAATATAACATTCATACCACTACCTTCAAAATCATAATCTAAGAATTGACTTTGTGATTTAAGATAAGTTTTTAAATTAGTTTTTATCTCATCAAATTCTAAATCTGTAACTTTTAATTTATTGCTTGCCATTTATCTTACCCTCTCCAGAAATAAAGCAACTTCAATCGGTTGTGGTGAATTGATTAAAGAAAAATGTATAGAAACATTAAACCCGTTCTTGTCTAAATCTCCTGAAACAACTACGTCATCTACAATTACTCTTGGTTCATAATTTTCTAAACAAACTCTAACAGCTTCAGCGATATCGTGTTTTGTGTGAGCTGTTGACAAACCAAATAAGTGTCGAGTTACTCCTCCATCAATCTCAGGATGAAATGGTTTATCATACTGGTTTGTCATTATGAGATTTCTAACAGCTCGTTTGACTGCTTCAACATCTGTCTTTCTTGTGATGTCTTTGGTGACAGGATGTTTTATGAAATCTAAATCAAGATCGGCCCATGCTCGAGCATTTGTTGAAAGCCCTTTTGTGTAGACTGTTGCCATTATCGTCTTTTCCCTTGTCCCTTATATCTTTTCCAACTTACTCGTTTCTTCTTATTCTTTGGTCTACTTCTTACAGAATGTCCAATGGAAGTAACGTGCTTAATCTTATCTCGCTTATTTTTAACTACTTGTTGAGCCATAATATCTCCTCATATATTTATAAGAGTTTTAATAAATTTTTATAAATGGTCCGTTAGTTTCAGAAAATTCTTTTTTTGCACCATAATACAATACACTTAACCAATCTTTAAATTTTCGTTTTTTATCTATTTCAGCATAAATCCATAACCATTCCATTACTACCAATTTAGATGTAAGTCTGCCCAGAACATTTGCTTTCTTTTTATTTTTATTCACAAGTGCAAAGATGTTACTTATATTACCTTTTAATTCTATTTTTTCATTTTGTATAGTAACTGATTTAAGTTTCTTATGCAAATCTTTCCAGTACTTAATTTGCTTCGTTGTAAAATTACCATCCATTGCGATTTCAGGATGTTGTGTTGGTGATTTGGGTCTTGCTAATCTTAATTTAGTTAAAAAAGGATCTAATGCTTCTGTAGATGCCTTACCAAGTTTTGCACCACTCTGTCTACCTTTTGGTGTTAAATCTGTTTGCACTACTGTACTTGGAATACTATATCTAAAACTTCTGGCTTGAACATGAATTTCAGTATCGTCAGCATAAAAATCAAATGCTAATTCTCCAGTATCAAATAAACCATTTCTATCTATAGATAAATTACATTTTAAAGTTCTCCTTTTATAAGTAAAATTTACACCTTTAGAACCTTTACCTAAATTGGCTTCTTCTACATTAGCGGCAGTTACACCTTTTTTAACTTCTTTTAAAGAGATTGGTAATAATAGTTTCTTCTTTAACAAAGACGCCATATAGTTATTAAGTTTAATTAACTTGGCTTTTTTTTCTATAGCTTCTTCAGATATACTATTAACTTTATTTTGTATTTCTACTTCTTTTCCTTTTTTAGTCATTACGACATCCATAGGATTCCATCTATCTTTAACAGAAACACCCATAGCCTTAGATGCAGTCCTTTCTAAAAAAGGCATCATTCCTTTATCACGACTATATACATATCCCCTACCACTTCCAATATATTTTTTTAATGCTCTTGCTTGTAAATCAAAAGTTGTGTACCATTTAGATGGCATATTTTTATAAGCGGCTTTTTCAATTGCTGCTGCTGTAGGAATTTTTCCTTTTTCAATAAAAGACTGAAAAACAAATAAAGAACCATTTTCTTGTTTGGCAGTTTCTATTGCATTTGATGCCATCTAATTACTCCACACGAATCCACTTCATGTCTTTAGCATGCTTAACTGAATCGTCCCATTCTTTCTCATTACGAAAGATAACAAACTCACCATGTGCTAGAGTATACCCAAGAACATTACCAGTTCTCATTTTCTTTTTGAACTTATCTGCAGCTCTAAGAACATTACGATCCTTCATGTCTTTCCAGCTCTTCACTTTTGCTTCCATAAATTCTTTATAAGTTGTTTCCATTAAATTAACCCTTTCAGTTGTTTAATTGTAGTTCTAACATTTACATGAAGAACACCTGTTCCACCAGCACTCTCCCATTCTCTTATGTTCTTTTTATGATCGTCAATTAAGATTATATCTTTACCGGCAAAGTTCTGCTTCTCTCTGCGTTGTACGATATTGACCTGACTTTTTGGAATACCGAGATTCTTCTCACACCAGAGGGTCTTGCCTTTTATTACTGCCTTATCTTTATTACAAACAGATGGACAAGCAGATAGTATTTGAGGCTTATATGATTTGATGAATTTCCAGAGTTGTTTACCACCAGACTCCCATCCACAATTAGCCCAAAACTCCGTACCAGTTCCAGCTTCACTATAAAAGAAATCGTCAATTAGTCCCTGATTCAATTTAGTCGTTCCAAGATGCCTCTTGATACTACCAAGCAAATCTACCAGTACCCCATCCATGTCACAAAATATTTTTGCCATAGTTCTCCTCTATCTATTATTTATAAGTTCTATATCCCATTCTTTTCGTATTTCTTCCACATCTTTCTGAACATCAAAAATGGCCAGATGAATATTACGCTTGGGTCTGGTATATCCATATGCATACCCCATTTCAAATTCCACCAAATCATCTTCACTAAAACGATACCCCTCTGGATATAGGTATCTTGCACAAAACTCAAATAACCATCGGACCCAGGAACTGGTAGTTTCACTATTGCCCATAGTAAATCCAATTACAGAAGCTTCATCTTTGACTTCCATACCACGCTCTAACAAGATATGGATAATATCATGGTTATAAAGGTCTATTGCTCCTGTCAAACTAATGGGACTTTTTGGATTTTCCAGAAGCCAAACAAACCAATGGATTTTCGATGGCTCTTTATATGTTGGTTTTGATCGCCATTTTTCGATCTCTTTTGATAAAAGCATAGCCTTTTTGTGATATTTATAATATCTGTGGAAATGGCAACTCCTTTGTTTACAAGGACTTACAGATTTTCAACGCTGTAAGTCCCCATTTTTAAAGGGCTCGGTCGTTTGTTTGTAACTGCCAATAAATCAATGACTTACAAGCCAAAATAAATTTGACTTATTTGATTGATTTTGCTATACTAGTATTGTATTTAATGATTAATAATAAAAATTGAGGATTAATAAATGGAAATTAAAGCACAAAATTGGGGAGCAGTAGTTACCAATAATATGGTAACAGAAAAAGAGTTGAAAAAACTCAAAAAAAATGGAGGCTTTATTAAGTGTCCAACACGAAAAGCAAAGGGCTCTAAAAACGCACGTTGGGGTCAATGTGAATAATATGACTATTAAAGAAATTCTAACAGATATATTAGTATTGTTGTTGATTTGTTTAATGGCCTTTTTAATGATGTTTTTATAAATCGGAGTATAATATGAAATTAAAATTAATCGGTGCAAACCAAACGGAATTACAGTTAGAAGATGGAACGCAAATCTTTTTCTCATACGAAACGCCAGTTTGTATTATTACTGAAGCAATGCATTTAGGCAAAAAGCAAACTAGAGTTTGTGTAACAACTGAAAAGTATTCTCGCACAACTTCTAAACATATTAATAATTGGATCGCTAATCTATCTGATATAATACAGATGGTTCCGCAATCTGAAATTGACAACTTTGTGAAAGGCGTATCTGTATAATGGAAACTTATAAACTTGAAATTCCAAGAGCCCAATTTGACCGCATCGGAGATGCGTTTGAATTGGAAGATCATTTTGTCAATGGTTATGATATTGACAAAGATACAATCATTTTTACTGTATCAGAAAAGCAACGAAAAGCTTTTGCAAAACACGCAGTAAAACAGAAAAATCATTTGTATTGGATTACTCAAATTTTTCTACCAAAAAACATTAAACAATATTTAGTAAAATGAAGAAAATTATAAACTGGTTAAAAGACGATTGGAAAAACAACCGATTCAGGCTGTTCTGTGAAACAGTCGGATCCGTTTGTTTCATCTTAATCTATGTATTAATGGCATGGTACGGCGAGTCCGTTTCTATCTTAACTATATTCTTAATTCAGATAGTTGGCTCTTCACTCCATATCATCAACGCATGGTTGCGCAATAGTGTTAATTTAATCGCATTAAATTGCATAGTAATTGCGATTGCCCTCTTTGGACTTGCAAAGATGGCGTTATCAATATGACTGTAAGCCCTTATAAAACAATGGTTAGCGTTATCAGAAACTCTGTAAACTACCATAAACAAAGGGCTCGGTCGATTGTCCATAAGTCGTTACAAAACAACGACTTACATATGCAAATAAATTTGACTTCTATAGAAAAGGCTGCTATAATAGTAGTATGAAAATAAGAAATAACATTAAATCAAATAAGGACTTAAAAATGAACATGAAAAACAAAGTTAAAAAAATGAACTTAAAATGGGAAGTTATTGGACTCTCAAACGCAATCAATAAAAACTATCATGGTTGGTTGGGCTGTGTAACAGATACTAAAGAGTATTGTATTGAGAGCCGAAATTTCGGACATGGTTTTGGTGTGTTTGTTGGTTCAAAATATTTTCGTATCGAAGCATCTCAAAAATCTGGTTGTAATTCTATTATAGATCAGAAAAATTCTAAGATGTATAAAACGGCTCATAAAGATAAACACGTTTGGGGCTTTGTTGTAAAGAATGATACTGAAACTTTTAAACGTGGTGACATCTTGACTCGCAATTATGAAAAAGTTGGTAATGTTTTGGATGGCAATACAGCGAATCTTGGACAGCCAAATTCTCATTATCCAAACTATACAGATTGTTGGGCAGGCGCCGACATCTGGTAAATTTAAACTTTAACGAAAGAAAAAAATGTATAACAAAAATCAAATAAAACTTTTAGTAAACGCATATGTGGATATGTACAATTTAATAGAAATGAAAAATCCACACAATCGTT